TCTAATTTCTTAACCACTATTGATGATTCAACATCTACAATCAAGGGTCACGTAAAAGTATCTAAGAAAAATGATATTTCTACTTTTGCTCTTTATACAATTTCTGGTGTTACAGATGAATCACCAAATTGGTTTAGTATTAACGTTGCTTATGTTTCTGGTAACGGAACCTTTAGCAATAACGATGAACTTCTATTTACATTTGCTCGTACTGGTGATGCTGGTGCTACTGGTTCTCAAGGAACTCAAGGAACACTGGGTGCTCAAGGCACGGTAGGTGCACAAGGTACTCAAGGAACTCTAGGCTCCCAAGGCACAGTAGGTGCACAGGGAACACAAGGAACTGTTGGTTCTCAAGGAACTCAAGGAACTGATGGAGCCCAAGGAGCAGTTGGTACTCAAGGTACACAAGGAACTGAAGGTGCTCAAGGAGTTCAAGGAACTGTTGGTGCTCAAGGAGTTCAAGGAACTTTAGGTACTCAAGGAACTGATGGAGCCCAAGGCACAGTAGGTGCACAGGGAACTGTTGGTGCACAAGGTGCTGTAGGTACCCAAGGTACTCTTGGTTCTCAAGGTACTGATGGTACTCAAGGAACTGAAGGTGCTCAAGGTACTCAAGGCACAGTAGGTGCACAGGGAACTGTTGGTGCACAAGGTACAGTGGGTTCACAAGGAACTGTAGGTTCTCAAGGAACTGAAGGTGCTCAAGGTACTCAAGGCACAGTAGGTGCACAGGGAACTGTTGGTGCACAAGGTACATCTGGTCTTGATGGAGATAAGTACTCCACAACCTCTACAACATCATTTACATTAGGAACTTCTGGTTCTCAAACAATTACGGTTACAGATCTAGCAGTTGATTACTCTGTTGGTCAAGACATCACTGTTGCATATGATGTAAGTAATATTCAATACGGTACCGTTTCAAGTTATAACCCTGGAACTGGCGCTCTTGCATTTAATAAAACCAGCAAAGTTGGTACTGGAACATACGCTTCATGGACAGTAAATCTATCTGGTGCTGTCGGTGTTGCTGGTGCTCAAGGAACTACTGGCGCCCAAGGTACAGAGGGTGCCCAAGGTACCTCTGGACAACTTGGAACTCACGCAGAGACTATTACTCCAGTAAACCCATACTCTGCAACAACTTTCACAATTACACACAATCTTGGAACACGAGATGTGTTAGTAACTGTACAAGATGCTACTTATAACGAGGTAGTTACTGATGTAATTGCATCAACTACATCTGCTGTAACTATTGGATTTGGAGTGGCTCCACAATCAGGTGAGACATACAGGGTAGTAGTTAAGGCCTAAGTGTGAGTAAACGTCATCTAGTTCCGCTAAATGTATTTGCCTCTACAGCAACTCCTACCCCTAGGAATACTGGAGATGCATATTTTGATTACTCTAGTGGAAAATTAAAGATTTACAATGGTTCGTCTTGGTTAGAGTTTACTCCGACAGATGCCGCTCTTGCTGAGATCTTTATTGACGGCGGATTATTTGGTACTGCTTCATATGAATTAAATGCCGATGGAGGGTTAGTCGACTCAAATTTTACAGATGAGTATGACGGCGGAGGTGTTTGGAGCACAGCAACTTATCCAGATGGCCCACCTATCGACTTTTATGACGGAGGTATTTTTAGTACTGTTTACACCGCCAGTTTAGATGCTGGCGCTTACAATACTGTGTATACCGCAACGGGAATTGATTCGGGAAATGTTTAATAATAAAAAGTTTGTACTTAGAGACCTAGGAGCCAAATAGTGTCAACATTAAGAATTCAATTAAGAAGAGGTACTGCAGCGCAATGGACTGCTGCTAATCCAACACTGTTTGCAGGTGAAACAGGTTTTGAAACTGACACAGGTAAATTTAAAATTGGTGATGGCTCTACCATATGGAGTTCTCTAAGTTATCAAAATATAAGTGGTGCTCAAGGTACACAGGGTACCCAAGGAGTACAAGGAGTACAGGGAGTACAGGGAATACAAGGTGTACAAGGTGTACAAGGATTACAGGGAGTACAAGGAACATTAGGTGCTCAAGGTACTGTTGGTGCACAAGGAACATTAGGTTCTCAGGGAGCAGTGGGTGCTCAAGGTACTCAAGGAACTCAAGGAACTCAAGGTACTCAAGGTATTGATGGTACTCAAGGAACTCAAGGTACTCAAGGAGTTCAAGGAGTTCAAGGTACACAAGGAACTCAGGGAACATTGGGTTCTCAAGGAACTCAAGGTACACAAGGAACTCTAGGTGCTCAAGGAACGCTTGGTACCCAAGGTGCTACAGGTGCGTTTGGTGGAGAAACTTTTGAGTACAACTACTTAACTAATACCACTGATTCTGATCCTGGTGCTGGAAACTTTAAGTTTAACAATGCAACTTTTTCAAGTGCAACTCACCTCTATATCGATCCTACAGATGCTAACACTGTAAACATCACCTCTTTCTTACAGACAGTTGATGATTCAACATCTTCAATTAAAGGAACTATTAAAGTAACTGATATTACTAATCCTTTAAATTATGCGTTCTTCCAAATTATTGGCGTACACGATGAAAACGCTGGCGATTATTTTGATGTGCCAGTTGCATACGTATCTGGTCCATTAGCATTATCAAATAATGATAATGTAACAATGACATTTGCTCGTGTCGGTGACAAGGGTGATCAAGGTATTCAAGGTGTACAAGGTGTACAGGGAGTACAAGGAAGTGCTATTCAAGGTACACAAGGTACTGATGGAACTCAGGGAACGCTAGGAACACAGGGTGCAGTTGGTTCTCAAGGTACTCAGGGTGTTCAAGGCACTACAGGTGCAGGCACACAGGGAACTGAGGGTGCTCAAGGTACTGTAGGTTCTCAAGGAACTTTAGGTAGCCAAGGTGTGGCAGGAACTTCTCCTTCAGGAACAGCCTCCGTTGGAGATATACTAATGCTAGGCGGAATGTAACTAAAGTAGTTCTGTACTACCGTTGTGTATCTGGCTGTACTGCGCTGCTTCTTGTAAAAACTTTATAGGTTTATATATCTGTGGTTTTACCGTAAACGTATTAAACTTTATTTGATTTTCTTCTTGTTTCATTCTAAAGTTAAAGATATACCAATCTACGGGGCAATTAATTCCTTTAGATTCAACATCATTTATCACTTTTTCTGCACCACGTCTGCTTACAGCATATCCTGCACATGACCACTGTTGATACGAACGACAGGTGTAGTCTTGGTACACATCGTGCTCTAAAGAATTGTAAGCAAACAAAGAATCATCAGGAACAAAAAATGAAAAGAAATCCCAGATAGGCATAAGTTCACTTATATAAATACTTGCAATATTTTTAAAGTTTCTACTTACCATTATGTCATCTTCAAAAATAATTAATGTGTCGTATTTAGATTCTAAAAACTTTTTATATGCCAAGTAATTACTTGCCCAAACTCCTATGACTCCAGATGATGGTGGAAAAGTCTCTCCTGGCTTACAGAAATCGGTAACGGTGTTGACTTTAAATTTAGGTGTTTGATTAATAAACTCCTCAGCCTTTTTGGCAGTATCTAAGTACACAGTATCGGAGCCAAGGCGTGGCAAGAATGACATAGATTTTAAAATGCCCTTGTAAGATTTATTTCTTAATTCATTTCCAGTATCAGTATGAAAGACCTCAAAGCAGGCGTTGTCTAACACTTCTCAATCCATACCTGATAGCCCGATTCAATTAGGGTGTACTCACCTTTACAGAGATTAAGAACGCAATCCACGCCCCTCTTAGGCTCTCTGTACTCTCCTCCACCGTAGTTCCAGAGGTAGTCATCAAATGCCATCACCCCACCTGATTCCAGGTGCCTAAAGCCATTCAAGCCATCTATAGCGGTCTGTAGGGCGGTGTGATCGCCATCTATGTATATAAAGTTATATGAACTAGCGCCCTTTAAAAAGAACTCATCACTGGTCATCTTGTGCTTTAAGATTCTTCCATCCTTTGGGAATCTTGAATCGTAGTAAGCCTCTACTGAAACAAAATCCAAAGATACATGGGCGACTTCTTCACTGCCCTCCCATGTATCTACATCATCTAGATATTCGATCTCTCGATTATTAAGTAGCCACTGCGTGGCATCCCCTGTGTAGGTTCCAATCTGCAATGCACGAAGTGGAACACTTGGTACATGTCTAAAGTACTTCTCTACATCCTTAAACCAATTAGGAAACATTAGAGGAACAACTTTAAGTTATTGAGGCAACTGTTTACATACTCTTGAGACATCTCATGCTCATCTAGTAGGTGATTAAATAAGTCGTAACTTTCTGTTCTTCTTCCAATCCACCAACTAGCGACGGCTTTCTCAAATAATAAACAGTAAGTTCCGTTGTACTCCACATATCCAGGTAGTGGTTGATTGTGGGCGTGAGTTGCAAAGAGCAAACCTAACTCTGCAAAGGTATAGCACTCTTGGTACTCCTTGTTTCGTTCTTTAATTCTTGCCAGTAGGAAGTATGCCTCTGGTCTATTTGGTAGGTATGCAATGGCCTGCATGATGTTGTTGTAAACAGTTCGGTTTCTCTCTCCTTGAGCACTAAAGCATAGAGCCATCTTTAACAGAGAGGTGTATGTAATTAGTGGGTGCGTTTTATAGCCGTACTCGGCCGCTCTTAAGTAGAACCCTGCCGCTGATGCGTACTGTAACTGATGTTCATATGCAGCAGCAAGATTAAAGTTGTTCTCTACATCCTGTGGATTTTCAGCCAGTTTTAAAGTTAACTCTTTAATTTCCATAAGACATAGCCTCCGTAATCATTCCGTTGACAACCTTCTTAGGGACCTCAAGAACAAAGGCGCAGTTATCTTGTACACCAAAAGTTAGTACTAGGTTCTTTTTTACAATCGTTGCGCCAACGCAAAATTCAATTGGCGTATCTAAGAATGAAAAGGAAGATGTAATTCCAACAAAGTTAAACTCTTTATCCCAGACAATCATTCGATGTCTGTATACG